ATTTCTTCGAAAAGGAAAAACTAGCGGTAGCTAAAACCTTCTCAAAGGGTAATGCAAACACAAGTGTATGATGGAAAGCAATTGAACTGTTACTATTTCGCAATCGCAGCCGGCCCCAGGCGCCGCGCAAAGCGTCATTTCGCAGTTTGCAACCACCACACACCTTAAAGTGCAGCATTATTTACCGAGAAGCGTCATGAGCGCACTCTTGCTGAGCACCATAGGAGTGGGCTCAGGCGTAAGCGGCTCGGAGACGAACTTCTCCTCCTCCACATCCTCCATCTCTGCGACAGCTGCAGGCTTGTGGAACATACCACGCATACTACGCGCATAGCCCATGCCAGTGCGTGCAAGACTGCGCGAGATGTTACTGGACGCAGCGTCGAGACTGTCCATGAGACCGAGAGACGTAACGACCGGCGGCGCGACGTTAGGCATCATAGCCGCGACGTCATCCATGTTGAAGAGAGCAGGCGAGCTGTCATCATCACCGGCAGAATCCACGCCACCGATGCTCTCCAACACCTCGTACACGGAAGTGTCGATGCTGAAGGAATTGGCAGGAAAACCTTTGCCGACGATGACCATCCAGCTGCGTGTAGTAGTGTCAGCAACTGGGATGTTGTTCCCAGAGCCCAACGTATTGTTGAGCGTGTAGGAATACGGATCGAGAGGTCGCCACGACACCATCCCACCGATCTCACCAGACGCACTGATGTGGAACTGCCGCGCCTGCGACAGATTCATGATGTTGTCGGGCGTGATGCCCTCCAACTCAGACAGCGACACGTCTGGCATGAACACGCCCCACACATTGCCGGGTGCGCTGGTGGCGGGGTAGCGGATACCAACGCGCAGACCAGCAGTAACACATCGCGCCTCCTCAATGACCGCGACGAGCGCGGCTTGATTCGCCACGTTGGTCGTGATGAGCTGAGTCATGGCACCGATATTCGTGCCCGGACCCGCAGAGGTATAGATACGAATGTTACCCTGGTTGATGCCGGGAGTGAACAGAACCACGAAGGCGGTGGGCGTGGTACCGAGATTGTCCGTGCGCGTGCCCCACGCCGAATGCACGGCAGTAGGAGCAAACGTACCGAAACCCAGCTTACCGGCACGTGCGAAGAACGGATCCTCCAGACAACGGCGATACGCCTGAATAGTGAATCCACCCGAGGCGCCAGAATCACGTTTCTTAGTCGCCTTGTGCACGAACGTACGAGAGTTCGACATCAGACGCGCAGAAGCGCCAGTGGTGGCGAGACGTCTGTCGCGTGCTGCTTGAGCACGCCGCCGCTTCTGCTCTTGGGCATTCACGGACTTCTTGTTCTTAGGCTTAGTCATGGCTGATTGCTTGACTTCTGTTGTGTTAGATTGAAATTTCTGCTGGGAATCATCATCCTGCAGACCAGCAGCTCTCAAAATCTCGCGATCTGCACTCGTCAGTGCTTCACGACCGCAATACAACGCCTCAATCCACGCATCTGATTTCCAGACGGCGCGAATCGTGTCCATTGACACTTTGCCTCCCCGAAACGACACCGTTCCGTGAAGGACTTCTCCGTAGTGCTTGTTCAGGAAGCTTATGTATGCGGACAACAACGCGCGGCACTCCGCGGAACCATACGAATCAATACGCAGTGCGCAAGCCCGCAAGTAATGCCAGCGAACATCGTCGATGGAGGAACCATACAGCAAAGAGCAAAGCACTCGCTCCGTTTCCGGCGATGGCAACCAAAGCTCCAGCCCCGCGTGCCACTCGAACCCATTGCTGAGAAACCGAATGTCCTTGACCGCTCGCGCTGCCTCACACGGTGTGTTAGTGACTACACCGAGTTCTTGCCACACACGCGCAATGGCAACTGGGTTGAACCAGCCCACCACGTCATCGCTACACGTGAACGAATTGTCGTCCCCATTCAAAGCAGCCTCAACGTTGCTCTCAAAATCCTGACGAGACATCTGTCTATTCTGCTCCGTTGCCAGAAGAAGCCATGCATATGCAAACAGCGTATAAAGAATCACCGTGTTATCCACGATAGTGTTACCAGAGCCGCTTGGGTTGCCAGTATGCTTACCAATCAGCTCGCCAGATTCCATGACCATAACAGAGTGCACAATATGTCTGTAAACGCGCTCCAAACGCAATCGGTTAGCCACAGTCTGATGGTCAGGATCCAGCATAGACCAACGAAACTCGACCATGTCATTCATGGCCTCAGCAAAGAGGGACGCGTCAAACGACGACTCATCGAGCTCAAAAGCAT